TGCTGCGGATTTCAATTTCCCATTGCGCAGAAGAAATTGAAACTGCATCACGACGACATCATGGGGCTGGACGGCAATGAAATGGAGGTCACTGACTGGCGGTGGCGCAAGCATATAAGCCGCGCCAGCGGAAAGGAAATGTTGGCCGTGTCATATTATGGCGGCATCTCGGACCCGGCCATCATTGAGTATTTTCCGGTGACGCATGAGGGCTATGCGGGGGAAAAGGCAAGAAGAAATGTTTACAACATCATGATGCAAGCAGCAAAAGAAGAAAAATATATGCTTTCTAATCCAAGTCGTCTTGATGATGTTTTGGAAATAATGCACGAAGGAACATTACCTCCCAAGACCATTGAATACAAAAGAGACGGAAAGTTTTTCCGCGTCATAAAAAGGAGCTGGGCATGAGACATGAGAAGCCAGAAGAATTGATCGCGCATGAGAAAATGATGAAGGAACTATTTGCAAAGGGACCGCCCCGGTTTTGTTATAACTGCATGAATTATAGTGGTGATGGCCGGTGCGGCGTGTTTGACATGGAGCCTCCCAAGGAGTTCACTCAAGTGGCAAATCAGTGCGACGAATGGACTATGGAGCCGCCGTTTTGACCGATAGAATACCTAGCGAACATGAAGAACAACGCGAGGTTGTGAAATGGTTTCGCCAAACTCACAGCCCCGTTCGGATTTTCGCCATACCAAACGGCGGCGCCCGCAGTATCACCACGGCGGCGAAGCTGAAGGTCGAAGGCGTCAGCGCTGGCGTGCCTGATCTTTATGTGCCAGCCTGGAAACTTTGGATTGAAATGAAGCGTGTAAAGGGTGGAGTCGTTGATAAGAGCCAAAAAGATTGGCATGAATACTTGACCTCCATCGGCGATACCGTCATCGTGTGTCGTGGCGCTGAAGAAGCCAAGACAATGATTGAAGAAGCCAAACCAGTTCAAACCTAGTCCAACGAAAGGAGCGTAAATGCGTTTTGAAATCATCATGAACATGCCCACCAGGGGCGGTTTCGATAAAATCAGTGAGCCAATTCACCGCATCATTGTCGAGCACCCTGCCAAATCTCTTGAAGAGTTTGTGCATGTGCTTATGAACTACGACTTCGTCATCGTCGAAGAGTTCTATCCCGGAAAGTACAGTAAAGAGTACGAAAGCCATGGGCTGATCGCCCTCAACCACCGATACGTCGGAAAAATCAAACAATGGGACAGAAAGCAATGAACCACAAAGACGTGCTCTATAAAGCAGCAGCCATCCTCAATGATCGTGGCGAAATGTACGGAGACATTAAAGATGTCTTTAGCCACGCAGCGCAAATAGCATCGCTGATCAGCGGCAAAGACTACAATGAATACGACATTTCTGTGGTCATGGAGGCGATAAAACTGGCGAGACGCCGCGCAAACCCTAAGCTTGCTGATAACTACATCGACAATGTAAACTACACTGCGTTCTCGGCGCAGTTTGCCCTGAACGATACTGAAGGAGAGAAACCCGCTGCCGTGGCACCGCAGCCAGTCGATGAGGACACACCATATGTTCAAGACATCAGCGTACACTTTGACGGGGTTAGCACTACTGTCGTCGCCAGCCCTAGCCACTGAGGAAGACGCAGGTTCGTTCTGGCGTGAAGAAGCCATGAAGAGCGAATTTGTAAAACCTGCAAAGGTCGCCGCATCTCAGAAAAAGAGAATTGTGATTGACCAAATCACCGCAGTGGTGAGGAAAGAACTAGGCGAGCAATGGGTCGCCAGCGCCCTCAAGATCGCGAAGGTCGAGAGCGGTTACAGGTGCAACGCGACGGGGCCAAAGACCCGCCATGGCCACGCAAAGGGGGTGTTTCAATTGATTGATTCCTCGGCGCGGACCCTGGGCTTTGACCCCCGCAAAATGTACGATTGTAACGAGAATATCGCGGCAGGCGTAGCCCACATGAAGGTCTGCATCTCGTATGGCGTGAAGGACCCGCGTGGGATGGCCGCCTGTCACGTCGCTGGCTGGAACCATTGGAACGTGAAGCTTGCGCGTCAACATGAGAGGTACAAACAGCGTTACATCAATATGGCCACAGCCTAGCGAGGGGGAGCTTCGGCTCCCCCATTACCTAACGAGCCCAACATGAAGGAAAAGAATAACGACATAATGAGCCTGCGGTGGTGGTCATGCCGCTATATCACCAACAATGACATGAGTCGGCCCAGATATTGCTGTGAAAGGGTGGTGAGGGGGTCGTACTGCAAGCAGCATGCGAAATTGTGCTACCTCCCTCCGAAGAAAAACGATTTGTTAAGGAGTACCGAGTAAGTTGTTCTTGCAACACAAGAGGAACGCGGTATGATTCAGAACAAACTTAGAGCAACCCGAGACCAGATCGACCCAGAGTACGCCCCTGGCGTGAAGAAGATCCTCATCAATCCTGACGGCCCAGAGGCCGCCGACTACATTCAGAACATGATCCAGCACATGGGCTATGTTGTGAAGATCGCCCTTGAGAACATTGAGGACGAAGCAACCAGAAAGCAGATAGAGGCGCACGCATATGCCGCAATCAAAGGAGTCCAAAATGAGAATGGCGCAGTATTGGGAAGCGCAAGAAAACCGCTGGCACGATAAGTATGTTGAGGCCGAGGGCCTGATTGATCAGCTTGAGAACAAGATCTGGGAGCAGGCGAGCGAAGTTGAATTGTTGAAGGCGGCTCTTCGATCAATCGCCAAGATCAACAACAAGCGCGATCGTTTCAGCGATCAGATTGATCAGATTATCGTTGGAATATTAGGAGACGAAAATGTCTGACGTCCTCATGGACCTCCACAATCATTACAAGGCCGTCAGGGCGCGGTTGAATGGGGGTCCGCCACCCAAGCCCCAGCCACTACCTGAACCCGAGCCAGAGGCCGTCCCTGAGCCTCCTGTGACGCCTCCACTGACGGCTCTAGCTGCGGCGCCAATGCCCGAGATCATCAAGGGCCTGCGCAGCACGGCTGAGGTGAAAGAGAAGATCCTGCCGATCCTTGAAAGGCACCAGATCAGCTGGAAGGATGCGGCTGGCAAGTCTCAAATGTGGAAGTACACGAAGTGCCGTTTTGAGATCTACGTCAAGCTTTACGCTCACGGGTGGTCCCTGAGCCAGATCGGGCGCCTGTGCGGCGATCGAGATCACACAACGGTGCTGAACGGGATCAGGAAGTTTATCAAGGAGAACCTGACTGAAGAAGAGATTGAGGTCTGCCAGGCCGCAGGCATGAGGCCTGTGGACTATTGGGAAGGAAAGACCCTGCTTAGGGAGATGCGCGGTGACTGAGACCATGCAACAGCTCCGCGACCGCATCGCAGAGCTTGAGGAAGAGGTGCGCCAGCTTCGTGAAGACATGGCGCAGACAGACGCCACATTCTTGCACTTTCTCAGCAAGAACCAGATGAAGTTATTGATGGGCATCTATAGCCGCCCGGTTGCTGACTACGCCTATCTCGACAGGCTCACTGAGCAGGGTGACAGCTACAACCGCTACACCGACATCAATCACGAATCTTTGCGCAATCGCGTGTCAATCTGGAAGTTGCGTAAGAAGATGCGGGAACACGGCATTGAGATCAAAACGTGGCGCGGCATCGGCTACTATCTGGATGATGAGAACAAGGCCAAACTCAGGCAATTGATGGAGAAGAAAGATGACTAATGAAGAAATCAACGAACTGCTTTTGAAGGTATACAACGCTCGCGTCGATGCCGACAGCGGCGAAGGTTCTGCCGCCCGAATGATCGAGAAGGACAACGATGGTGGCAAAAAACAGCGCGGACGTGCTGAGTTTTATCGCCCTGTTATTCTTGAGACGCTGAAGCAATTGGGTTTGTACGAGCGCCCTAAGCCTGTTCTCCGCAAAGCAACTGATGGAGAAGAAAGATGAATGATCCTGAAAAACTTAAAGAGCAACTTAACCTTTATTTCTTAGCATTCAACAAAGCAATGCAGCGCATAAAGGACTTAGAAGGAGCCTTGCAAAAAATTGCTGACATTGAAGATGAGCATATCAACGCGCCAAAGACTGATGCGGAAGCAAATCTGTGGACCTGTTTAGCCATGTGCGTTGATATTGCACAGCAAGCATTAGACTGGAAAGGAGACGAGAAATGTCCGAAGCAACAGTGACACTTACCGCGAGAGAGTATGCAGAAAT